TATTTTATCTAGACTATAATAACTTTATCAATGTACCTAATGTCTTAGATAGTGCTGATATTCAGGCATTCACTTTAGATTCTGCAGAGGTTATTGCATTAATCGATTCTGCATATATTCAAGCAAGACAGGACTATGCATATAGTTCATTAACTGGTGCACCTACAAACGTAAGTCATTTTACTAATGATGCCGGTTATCTTACAGACGTCGATACGCTAGACTCAGCTGAAGTAATTAATCTGATAGACAGCGCTTATGTTCAAGCAAGGCAAACTCCTCAAGACTTTGCATATAGCTCATTAACTGGTGCTCCGAATGTTCTTGATTCGAATGATGTTATTTCTATTCATAATTCATTGGGTGGCGTTGACTCAGCAGCAGTTCTTGCTCTTGTAACCTCTGACGGATTTACAAAATACGATTCCGACAATACTCTAGGATTAATTGACTCTGCATATATCTCAAATCGATTCCCGGTTGGAGGATCATCTACTGTTATTCTACCAGTTGCGTTTGCAAGAGTTGCAACAACTTCAAATGGATCTGCTACAGGTATTAGTTGGAGTAACTGGAATTCAGGTAATGGATCACTTGATTTTACATTTAGCTCTGCGCAACCTGATACTAATTATGTTGTAGTCACAGATGCAGAAACATTTGATGATTATCATGTTGGTATTAATAGTAAAACTGTAAATGGATTTACAGCTGAATTTTATGACGGTTCAGGCGTAAGAGCTCCAAGTAGCTTCTCTCCATTTACTATTATGGTATACGGTTCTAATCCAACTCAAAGGATAGCTGGATTTGCTGGTAATTTCATAGATTCCGCGGGAGTGATCACACTAATTGATAGCGCATACATCAACGCTAGAACATCGGGTATCGATTCAGCGGCTGTAACATCTATCATTGACTCGGCTTATGTTGCCGCAAGAGCTGGTGCAGCTGGTGCAGGAACTGATTCTGCTACTGTAATCAATCTCATTCAGGTTACTGCGGATAGTGCTTATATTCAAGCAAGACAGCTGAATGAAACTGCTGCTCCTCTTACGCAGTCAACTACAAACTTTGTAGCCACGGCAAGTCAGACTTCATTTACTGGATTAGATATTGATTCAGATAAATTCCAAGTCTACTTAAATGGTCTTTTATTACCACGTGTAGATTATACACATAACTCAACTCAGGTAGATCTTGCAGTTGCTGCAGATAGTGGTGATGTTCTTGAAGTTCTAAAATTCTCTGGTAATGATACCGGCGCTCAAGCAATTCAGCAAAGACACTATATCTACACTGCAACATCTGGACAAACAGTATTTACCGGTGCTGATGACAATAGTCAAAGTTTAAGTTATACTCAAGGAAGAGTTAATGTTTATCTAAACGGTTTACTTCTTATTGATTCTGATGATTATACGCAAAATGGTGCCGGAACGACTATTACATTTACTTCTGGCGTAACTGCTGGCCATGTTGTTAATATACAAACGTTAAGTGGTAATACTGGAACATTTGCTCCGCTTAAACAAACTCTCTATGAATTCACTGCTGATTCTGGTCAGACTGTATTTACTGGTGCTGATAATAACGCAACGACACTTGATTTTAGTAATGACAAGATTATCGTATATCTTAATGGTATATTACTTTCGGCAGGTGACTATACTCCATCTGGTGGAAACACAATTACATTGGATGTTGGTACAGATTCCGGTAACCTACTGACAGTCGCTAAACTTTCTGGTAATAATATAGGTCTAGACTCGGGACAAGTTAATGCACTAATTGGTGCATCAGGACCTAGCGGAGTCGATTCGGCTGCTATAATTGCATTGGTAGATTCTGCTTATGTTCAGGCTAGACAAGTAGACATATATCGCGATTCTGCTTTTATAACATCTATCATTGATTCTGATTATATTGAACTTCGAAGACCAGCAGAAACTATTTTCTCACTTTCTGGTGATGGATCAAATTACATATTTACTGGAGATGGTTTCCCTTCATCAGCTACAGATCCTAAACTATATCTAACGCGCGGTAAAACATATAAGTTTACAAATATTCCTGGTTCTCATCCATTTGAAATTAGACTTTCAAATGGTGGTTCTGCATATGGCGATGGTGTAACAAACAATGGTGGTTCTGGTATTGTTGAATTTACTGTACCTATGAATGCACCTACCTCACTAGTCTATCAATGTACTATACACAGTGGTATGGTTGGTGATATTGTTATTTTGGATGAAACTGATGTTGGAATTGATTCTGCCGGGGTAAATGCTCTCATCAATAATTATATTATTGATGCAGATACAGCACTATCAACAACTACTGCTAACCAAGTTGTTGATACATTCTCTGCTTCAACATATAGAACAGCAAAATATATTGTTCAAATGTCACATAGCAGTGGCTATCATTCAAATGAAATACTTCTTGTGCATGATGGTTCTACTGTTTATATGACAACATATGCTGAAGTTATTACTGCTTCTTCGCTTGGAACAATTGATGCAGATATTAATAGCGGAAACGTAAGACTACTAGTAACACCCACAAACACAAATACGGATATTAACATAACTCGTATAAATGTAGATGTATAAATAGAAGTATATAACATCGACGGATAGGGAACTCGATGGCACAGCACCATGATTTTAAAGTCAAAAATGGCCTAGTCGTAGCTGACTCAGGCACTTTCGGAAATACAATTACCGGAACAAATGCTGTCTTTACTGGCAGTGTTACTGCATCTAATATTCTCGATTCTGCCGATGTTATAGGTATTATTGCATCCGAAGGACTTGATTCGAATCTAGTTATTTCTATTGTTGATTCGGCATATGTTAAATTACGAGATAGATTTCAAGATTCTGGACTTGTAACATCTACTGTTAATAAGGCCTATGTTGATGCATTAAACATCGATGCCGATACTCTTGACGGTCAGTCTGGTACATTCTATCTCGATTATAATAATTTTACTAATGTCCCATCTAGCAGCGGTCTTGATTCTGCTGGCGTTATTTCCCTTATCGATTCCGATTATATTGAATTAAGAAGACCTCCAGAAACAGTATTTAATATTGTAAATAATGGTACATCTGCTTATACATTTACTGGCGATGGATTTAGTTCCAGTGCAGATAATCCTACACTTTATCTTACAAGAGGAAAAAGATATAAATTTAGCGTAAATGCTAGTGGTCATCCATTACAGATTAGACTTTCATCTGGTGGAACAACATATAATAATGGTGTATCAAATAACGGCGTACAAACTGGGACTATGTATTTTACACCAGATATGAGCGCGCCTACAAGTCTGGTATACCAATGTACTGTACACAGTGGTATGGTAGGTAACATTGTTATCTTAGATGACACTGACGCTGGATTGGACTCTGCCAATGTTATATCACTTATTGATTCAGCTTATATTCAGGCAAGACAAACGACAGGCGGTGGGTTAGACTCTGCCAGCGTTATTTCTCTTATAGATTCTGATTACGTAACTCAAAGGGTAGATTTTTCTGCAGCGTCATATAGTGCACTTGAGTTAACTGCTGTCGCGACTGGATCAAATACTGCAACTTGGACATTTAATACAAATGATCAAGCAGAAAACTTTAGGTTGATTTTTAACGGTCTGGTATTTCCTTCAACTTCTACTGGATCAATACTTATTTTTGAAGATGCCGCTGGGTACACATATGCGCCAGCAGATAACTATAATATCACTGGCACAGACTATACGATTACAGCCACTCGAAACAACAACGCTGTTACACTAAGTTGGGGTAGAGGTAACTTTTTCAACGCCACCGGATATCCCGGTGGATTTAGTGCGGCATTCACCGCCGGCGGTGGTAAAGTAGATCTAATCAGAGTTTGGAGTGGATTACGAAATGTTAATACTCAAGGTGGACAGAACGATCAATATCTCTTAGGAGAGCAAATATCATCTGGTAATTATTTCGGATCAAATCCTCCAATATTCGGTGTAGAAAATGCAGCAACGGCGGTATACACATCAGTAAACAATGTTATTACTTCTACTGTTGATTCTGCATATGTCACTGGAAGAGTAGATTTCACTGGCAATATTGATTCAGCCTATGTGCAATTAAGACAAAGCTATAACTATAACTCACTAATTAATAGACCAGAAAAAGTAAGCACATGGTCAAACGATGCTGGTTATATAACTGATGCTAATCTCAGTGACTATAACGCTGTTACTTTTGTAGGAGAAAACCCAGAAAAAACCGAATACTGGGTAGTTCCAGCAGGTGTAACGTCTATTTCAGTAGTAGCCATCGGTGGCGGCGGTGGCGGCGGTGAAGCAGCAAGTGGAACAAATGGTATTGGTGGCGGCGGCGGACTTGCATATGACACGGCTCTTACAGTAACTCCAGGTGAAACTCTAAAGATTGTTGCCGGAAGCCGGGGCTCTGGCGGACTTGCGCCGTCTGATCCTCCTGGCTCAATTGGCACTGGTTCTGCTGGCGGTAACACATATCTTTATAGAGGTTCTAGCACAGTTCTGTTACAAGCTGATGGCGGTACTGGAGCGTCAGGGGGTACAAATGGTACTGGTGGAGACGGCGGTACCACAAAGGGATATGACGGTGGTGGTGATGGTGGTGTAAGAGGCGCAGGTCAATACAGTACTAATGGTACAGCATCAGGAGGCGCTAGCGTTTACGGATCTTCTGATACAAATTATAATTATGGTGAAGGTGGTCCAGGTCAAGGCCTCGGTCAATATGGTGCTTTAAGAATTATTTGGGGAGCAAATAGATCATATCCTAACACAAATATTACCCAGTCGTTTTTCACAATATACGATAGTGATTTAGGTAGCGGTGGTGGAACAGTTGATAGTGCAGACATCATCGCCATCGTTGATAGTGCATATGTTATAGAGAGACAACTAAAAAGTCACGCTATAGGTGGTAAGTACAGATTTGATACTTCAACAACTGCTGGTGATCCTGGATCTGGTGACATTAGGCTCAGCATTGATTGGACTACAGGTGTTGAAGGTAGCTCTTATAATGCTTATGTTAGTGAAACAGATAAAGATGGAGTAGGGATAGCACCTTTACTTGATCAATTAACTGTTTCTACTAATACTAATAAGGCTTTAGTAATTATTTACAAAGCAGATGCGCCTACAACAAACGCTAAATTTTATGTAACAGGACAAACTGATAATGGTTCTTATAGAACTTTAGATATCACTTATGTTGATAGAGATGCATGGGGTCAAATCTCAAATGGTGATGAAATCTTTATGTCCTTATCTATCATTGGTGATAAGGGAGATATTGGTAGTGGTATAGATTCAGCTGCTGTAACATCTATTATTGATTCTGATTATATTCAAGCAAGACAAACGACAGGTGGTGGCGGAATTGGAACTGTAGATTCTGCATATGTTCTTTCTGTTGTTGATTCTGCTACTCTTCCAATTACACAAAAATTCTATCACTTTACTGCAGATTCAGGTCAAACCACATTTAGTGGGTTTGATGATGATTCTGATACTCTAGTATATACTGCTGGAGCACTTGCAATATACCTTAATGGTATTCTTCTTGTAGATTCAGCTGATTATACAGCTAGCAATGGTACATCAATTACTTTAACTGATGCATCAGTTGCTGGAGACGTTCTTACCGTTCAAAGATTTGGCGGTAATTCAATTTATACTAATGCAATACCATTTAGTCAAACGTTCTATCATTTTACTGCAACAGGTGGACAAACTACATTTAGTGGATCTGATGATGATGCCGACACTCTACAATATTCTGCTGGTCATATCGCAGTTTATCTTAATGGTATTCTTCTTGTAGATTCTGCTGATTACACTGCATCTAATGGCACATCGATTGTTCTTACTGATCCTGCAGTTAATGGTGATGTTCTTTCAATTCTTAAATTCGGCGGTAATACTGTAGGTGTCGATTCTGCTGGTATAATTAACCTAATTGATTCAGCATATATTCAGGCAAGAACAGTAGCCGGTACAGACTCTGCAGCTATTATTCAATTAATCGATTCTGCTTATATACAAGCACGCCAGGTAGATGTTTATCGTGATTCTGGGTTTGTAACTGGTATCGTTAATTCTAGCTATATTCAAAGTTTACAAACAACATATGATTTTCTTGATTCTGCAGAAGCCATTGCACTTATTGATTCTGCATATATTAATGCAAGGATAGGTGCCGGCACAGTAGAAGCAATTGTAGATAGTGCTTACATTCAATTGCGTGATAGATTCCAGGATTCGGCTGGTATTCTTGCAATAGTAGATTCTGCTTATGTTCAGGCTAGACAAACAAATGTCTTTAATAATATCCATGTAAGCGGTCAAGATTCAATTGAAGCTAATTCAGCAAATGGTATATTAACATTTGAAGCCGGTCTTGGCATTACGATTACCACAGATGCAAATACGGATACAGTAACTATTGCCGGTCATGCCGAAGTTGATTCTGCATTTATTACAAATATTATTGACAGTGCTTATATCAATGGTAGAGTAAGTGCAACAGATTCAGCTTCTGTTATCTCTATAATTAATACGACTGTTGATTCAGATTATATTGGAACAAAGGTTGACTTTACTCGCGGTGAATTTGTAAATGAAAAATCACAATACACTGCGACGGCAGCACAAACAGTATTCAACCATAGTTCAATTGATCCTACTCATTTGGATGTATATCTCAATGGTATTCTTCAGGTTGCTGATGATGATTATACAGCATCAACATCTGCCGTAACATTTACTACTGGTGTTGATAGTGGTTATAGTGTTACTATTGTTGAAAAACGTGGCCGTATCCTTACTCAACGTGGATTAGTTGAAAACAAATATTACTTTACAACACCAACACCAATCACATCAATTACCGGTGCTGATGATAATGGTACTACACTTGATTATTCTGATGGGTTCTTGGATGTTTACCTAAATGGTGTTTTGCTTAAAGATTCAGATGATTATTCTACCAATGCCGGTACCACAGTCACTCTTGTATCTGCTACAGATTCAAATGATCTTGTTACTCTGATCAACCGTAAGGGTGTTGTTGTATCACCAAATATAAAGAATTATGAATTTACTGCTGACTCTGCTCAAACCTTATTTACTGGATCTGATACCAATGGTAATACTTTATCATATGTTCCTGGTGCAATACAAGTTTACCTAAATGGTATTTTATTACAGAATACAGACTTTACCGCAATTAACGGTTCAAGTATTACCCTTACTTCTCCTTCAATACTTAACGATGAATTGGCTATATCTGTATTTAGTAATCCTGGTCAGAATATGGATATGTATAAGTTTACTGCAGATTCAGGCCAAATAATCTTTAGTGGTAATGATCTTACCGGTGCATCGCTTGCGTATCAGCCTGGTAACATTCAGGTCTTTATGAATGGTTTATTACTAAATGATTCAGATGATTATACTGCAATTAATGGTATGTCGGTTGTCCTTACAACTGGTGCTGATCTCAATGATGAAATTAAAATTGCATCTTTTGTATCAAATGCAGATGTAATTAGAACAAATCGGATGCTATGGTCCGCGCCAAGTGGAACACCGGTTGCAGCATCTGCAGGTGATAGACTCTTTATTGATACATCAACTGCTAAGACTGTGACACTTCCACCATCTGCAACTATGGGTGATGAAATTAGAATTATTGATGTAACAGGAAATGCATCAACTAATAATATTACGGTATCACGAAATGGTCATAATATTCAAGGTGCAGCAAGTGATTTAACAATTAACATAGACAGAGCAGGTATTGGATTGGTTTATTACAATTCTGCTCAAGGTTGGGTACTAATAGAGAACTAATATGGCAACATTATCATCAATAAGAAGTGCAGCAATAGAAGATACGGGATTTAGTAGCGGATTAGATTCAGCTCAAGTAACTGCAATTGCTGGAGAAGTAGGACTTTCAGTATATTCTACACTGGATGATTTGCCTACAACTGGATTAACATCTGGCGATCAAGCATTTGTATCCTCCACGAATAGATTTTATATCTCAAACGGATCAGGTTGGTATAATGTTGCTTTAGTTAATGCAACACCAACATTGGTTGTGAGTCCGACAGGCACAGTTGCATTAGCAATTGATGGATCTACACCTACGGTAATTACTCTTACTGCTACAGATTCAGATAACGCGGATGCTAGCTTGACTTATAGTGTTGAATCAGATGGTTCATTTGCCGGACTTGGCACAATCAGTCAAGATTCTAGTGTGTTTACAATCACACCATTAAGCGAAGATAGTGCTACAACAGAAACATCTACCCTTACATTTAAAGCATCAGACGGAATTTCATTTGGATCTGGTACAACTACGTTTACATTGACATTTATAACAACTATAGAAAATTCCAATTATACTACACTTCTATTGAAAAATGAAGAAACAACAGATAACCAGGTTGATGCTTCAACCAATAATCATACTATTACAGAAAACGGTAATGTAACTTCAACAGCATTCGCACCATATAATCCTGGTGGATATAGTGTTGCCTTTGCTGGATCAGATGACTATATAGGATTTGATAATGGTTATATAGCAACCAATGGTACGTGGTGGAATTCTTCAGGTTTTACATTAGAATTGTGGTTCTACAAAACAGTCTCAACAGGTACTACTGGGACAGTATTTGACAATAGACAATCTCCTACTAATGGATTTTTACTTACTAATAAAAACACTGGATGGGATATGTATCTCAATGGTGGCTATTTGTTTCAAAGTGTAGGTACTGAAAAAGTAGGACAATGGGTACATCTGGCATTAGTTGCTAGTGGTACAACTGTTACTCTTTATGAAGACGGGACATCTATATACACTACTGGATCAGCACCGAATACATCGTCCTATGCTTATTTTGGTAGAAGTCAAAATACTGTAGGTGCAGTACAATACACCCCTCGTGGTACCAACGTCGACTGGCCAGGGTATATGTATGATATTCGAATTTCTTCTGGATCAAGGTACACGACAGCGTTTACACCGTCAGAAACACCTCATGAAAATGATGGTAATACAATATTATTAGCATGTTCATCACCTATGCTTAAAGATAAATCATCTAATAATCATGAAATTACTGTATTTGGTGATGGTATTAGTACTGCTAGATTTACCCCGCATGATCATGATCCTTACACAAAAGCAGATCACGGTGGTTCAGTATACTTTGATGGTACTAGTGATTATCTATCATTTACTATGACTTCGGATTTTAGTTTAACTGGTGATTTTACTCTTGAATGTTGGTTTAAACCTAATTCTATCACAGTAGATACACAACACCCTAATTTAATTATACTGGGAACCTATCAACTATATTTAAACTCTTCTACTAATTTTGTCGGTGTATCTCCTGACGGTTTATCCATTACTTTGCAAAGCAATGCTCAAACTATTAAACCTAATTTATGGTATCACGCTGCAGTAGTAAGGTCTGGTACATCAGAAGCTCTGTTTTTAAATGGTGTTAGGGTTGATACTAATACAGCATCTACGAATTATGGAGCATCTAGTGGTACTTCTTATATAGGAAGTTATAATGGAACTGGTGGTGATTATAACGGATACATAACAGATCTTAGATTAGTGAATGGTACTGCTGTTTATGATCCATCTCAAACTACAGTTACCATACCAACAGCTCCTTTAACTGCAATAACAAATACAAAATTACTTACATGTACAAATAAAAATGATATCTGGGATGCTGGTTCTGGTAATCGATTAACTAAAGCAGGTAATGTAACTGGTGGTGCTAATTCTGGTACACTTAAATTTGGTAAGACTGCAGTATATTTTGACGGTACTGGTGATTATTTAAATACAAATAGCAATGATTTACTAGCTTTGGGAACTGGAGATTTTACTGTAGAATGCTGGGTAAATAAGTCAGATACAAACCATAGAGGAATATTTCAAATTGGATCAGACGCGAGTGGTTTAGACACAAATTATACAGTGACATTAGGATTTGGCTGGGGGAATTCAACTGCATGGCAAATTTATGCAGGTGGCTCCGCCACTAATGGAAGTACTTTTTCGTTATCTACAGATACTTGGTATCATGCTGCTGTAGTTAGAAGCAGTGGTACTACAAAATTATATATTGACGGCACAGAAGAAATTTCTATATCAGACTCACAAAATTATGCAGGTACTTACATGGCTATTGGTGGTTACTATAGTACTACTTATTTACATAATGGTTATATTCAAGACCTAAGAGTCACAAAAGGTTTAGCCAGATACACCGCTAACTTTACACCACCAACTACAGAATTTGAGGCCTAGTTTAATTCAAAAAACATATAAATAGTCAAAAGAATTTTACATGTCGGAGACTATTTTATGGCACCACCTAATTCCAGAGATACGCTGATCGATTATTGTAAGCGTCGTCTTGGCGATCCAGTCTTGGAAATTAACGTTGATGAGGACCAAATTGAAGATCGTATTGATGAAGCAATTCAATATTGGCAAGAATATCATTCAGATGCTACTATAAAGACTTATCTTAAGCACGTAGTAACTTTTACTGATGTTACAAATGAATATATTCCTATTTCTTCAGATGTTCTTTATATATCTAAGCTTTTTCCAGTCGCAAGTACATTTTCTGGCTCACAAAATTTCTTTGATATTAAGTATCAAATGATGCTTAACGATATTGCTGATCTCCAAAATTTTGCTGGAGATTTGGCTTATTATGATCAAATGCAACAATATCTTTCAATGCTAGATATGAAATTAAATGGTACACCACAAACACACTGGTCTAGACATCAAGATAGACTGTATATTTTTGGCGATTTTGCTACAAAAGATATTATAGCAGGAGATTATTTGGTAGCAGAAGTTTATACTCTTATTGATCCCGATACTTATACATCGATCTATAACGATATGTGGCTTAAGGATTATTCTACGGCTCTCATTAAACAACAGTGGGGATCGAATCTTATGAAATTTGAAGGAGTAATGTTGCCGGGTGGAGTAACATTTAATGGCAGACAAATGTACGATGATGCTACTACAGAAATTGAATCACTTAGACAAAGAATTAGAGACGAGCACGAATTTCCAGCAGATTTTTTTGTAGGTTAACTTTATGGCTCGTAATTTATATTTCTCTGAAAAGGTTAGATCAGAAATGGATCTATACGAGAACCTCGTTATTGAGGCTCTTAAGATCTATGGACAGGATATCTATTACCTACCAAGAAGTTTAGTAAATGAAGATAAATTACTTGGAGACGACGTAGCATCTCTATTTCCTCATTCTCATAAAATTGAAATGTATATCGAGAATGTAGAAGGATTTGACGGTGAAGGTGATCTCTATACCCGTTTTGGCGTTGAAATTAGAGATGAAGTAACACTAGTGGTGTCTAAGCAAAGATTTGCTACACAAGTAAGAAGACCAGATAATGCAATTGAAGTTGAGAGGCCGGCTGAAGGTGACCTCATTTATATTCCTCTAACAAATAAAATGTTTCAAATTCAGCATGTTGAACATGAACAGCCATTTTATCAAATAGAAAATTTACCTGTCTATAAAATGCGTTGTACTCTGTTTGAATATAGTGGTGAAGATTTCGATACGGGAGTTCAAGGTATCGATGACATCGAAAGAAAATATGCATACCAGTATAAAGTGACTCTAAAAGCTCCTAGGAATGCAACTGGAACAGCGAGTATTACGTAATGGGTGTAGTAACTAGTTTAACAATTACAGATTCCGGAAATTACTATCAGTATAATCCGTCTGTGCATTTGTCATTTCCTAATATCGATAGTGATTATGCCGGAATTGATAGCCAAGATTTTAAATTTGGTTATAGCTCCTTAGTACATGATTCTTCTAATACTAGTACTATTGCTACTCTTACAGATAGCTATGGTGGTATAAATCAACAAATTGCTGAGATAGCATTTTGGATTAAACCGACATTCATTGAAGCTTCTACAATTCTGTGGTCAGATGATTTTAGAATTGTTATGGATAGTTACGGTTATGCGGGTATGGTATTCAACGTTGATTCAACTATCTATCAAGATGCACATGCAGTTGGAGTAACCCAGACTGTTTTTAATACGAGTCTTCCGCTTGATTCGGGTGCATGGAATTTTATTCATTTTGAATTATTAAAAAATACATTTAGAGCAAATGTTAATACACAAATAGGTCCAAGCACTAATGTAAATATTGAATTAAACCCACCTTATGATAGTGGTGACATTTTTAGAGTTGGTAAAGACTTAGCTAATATTTCTCCTATTGCTACTAAACCAGGAATTCAAATCCCAAGTAAAAGTTTTACTGGACAATTTGACCACTTTACATTTACAAAAAAATCTGCTCAACCTATCTTTGATAATATTTGGTCAACTCGAGTTCCTGTTGATAGCGATGATTACTATTATAACCAAGTTCCGGAAATTAAAGTTGGATTTGATTATAAAAGAGCCACTGCTCGAGCAACTATTGATAGCTCAATTGGAGAAGTAAATGGTTTATTTGTAATCGACGGAGGATTTGGTTATGATTCTGCACCTATTGTTACAATATCAAGCGGAAGATCTTTAAACTTTGATAGCTCATACGAAATTGGAGATAGTGTAACCCAGACTCTGTCTTCAGGTGTTATTATGAGAGGTGAGGTTCAGAGATATCAACTTGATTCTTCCAATGATTTAAATCGTTATCTATATCTTGCTCATGTGGGATCAGACGACGGTAAATTTACTACATTTACTGCAAGCAATCCTACAGTATTAAGTAGTCGACTTAGTAAAACAAATCCTTCCTATTCAATAGGTCTAGAAGTCATATCTGCTACTGAAATAAATACATTATCTGAAGGCGAACAGAATGAATTATTTACTGAACAATTTGTAGATGATTTCCTTGACTTTAGTGAAGATAACCCATTTGGTGATCCGGAGAATCAATAATGTTTGGTACCTATTTCTATCATGAAAAGATTCGCAAGTCGGTTGCTATATTTGGGCGGCTTTTCAATAACATATATGTAGTTCGTAAAGATGCTGCAGGCGGTGTTCTCAATCAATTAAAAGTTCCTTTGGCATACGCACCGAAACAGAAGTATTTAGAGCGACTAAGAGAAAATAGTGATTTAAATAACGACACAAAAATTGCAGTCAAACTGCCACGCATGTCATTTGAAATTACTCAAATTAGTTATGATCTTACTCGACAATTGACAAAGGTAAGTAATTTTAAAACTTTAGGGTCAACACCTCAGACTAGACAGAAGTTTTATTCGCCGGTACCGTATAATATTAATTTTCAGTTAAATATATACGCCAAAAGTCAGGATGATGCGTTACAAATCGTAGAACAAATTTTACCTACATTTAATCCACAGTATACCTTGACTATTAAACCATTTGCTGAAAAATATCCTGACTTTAAAGAAGATATTCCTGTTATTATCACCGGCGTATCCTTTACCGATGATTATGATGCGCCTATGGAACAACGTAGAACAATCATATATACATTAGAATTCGAAATGAAATTAAGTTTCTTTGGTCCTATTGGTGAAGGTGAAGTTATTAGAAAATCTATCGCTGATGTATACCTTATAAATCAGGATTCAGATAGAATATTAGAAACTATTACAATTAATCCAGATCCATTGAGTACAATTGGCATGCCAGATAGTGATTATGGATTTGACACAGATATCGACTTAGCATTTGATAGTGCTTAAAATTAATTAGGAGAATAAAATGGCACTTACACTTAGATCCACAAAAGGCGATATGCTCACACATGCCGAAATGGATAATAATTTTACGTACCTTCAAGGACTGATTAGTGGTGTTTCACAATTTGATTCCGGAAATGCGACACAATTAATTAATGCAGCATATATACAATCTAGACAAAGCTACGCATATGCTAGTCTCACCGGTATACCGAATTTATCTACAGTTGCAACATCTGGATCATATACAGATCTCATTAACAGACCTGCTCTTGCTGCAGTATCTACTTCAGGATCATATAATGATCTAAGTAACAAGCCTACGCTTTTTAGTGGTGCATATGCAGATCTTACCGGCAAACCTACTCTTGCAACGGTGGCTACTTCAGGATCATATAATGATCTATCAAATCAACCTACACTTTTCAGTGGCGCATATGCCGATCTGACAGGTAAACCGGTTTTAGCCACAGTCGCAACTACGGGTTCTCATGATGACCTGACAGATGTCCCGACGTTTTCTACGATAGCAACAACTGGATTATATAGCGATTTGATAAATGCCCCTACGCTTGCAACAGTGGCTACTTCAGGATCATATAATGATCTGTCTAATACACCAACATTAGCTACAGTTGCGCTTTCTGGAGCATGGGCTGATATTTCCAATAAGCCTACCTTTTCTACAGTAGCGACTTCTGGTGACTATGACGATCTAACTAATAAACCTGATCTTGGTAGAACTCAGCTTACTGTTTATACAGTCGCAACCTTACCTACTGGTGGTTCAGAAGGTGAACTTATCTATGTGCAAGATGGTGATGCAGGATCTCCATGTCTAGCAGTGTTAGATGGAAATGGAGATTATTTGGTTGTTTCAACTCTTGGAGCAGTTGTTCTTGACAGCGGTGGTGGAGGTGGATTCTAAAATCCATTAAAAAACATGAGTGATATTGAAAATAAAAACGTACAAACAGACTATGATTACTCACGCCAAACTTACTATGATCTCATAGAAAAAGGTAGAGAAAGTTTAGAAATGATGATTGAAGTTGCTCGAGAAAGTGAACATCCAAGAGCATATGAAGTTCTTTCTGGAATGATTAAAAATATATCTGATGTAAATGACAAATTAATGGATCTGAATAAAAAACAAAAAGATATGAATAAGAATGAAGAGCCGAAACAAATCGGCAATCAGACTACAAATAATCTTTATTTAACGACAGCTGATCTACAAAAAATGATGAATAGTGAAGATGAAAATTTAATTGATGTCACTCCAACAGAATGATTCATATTTAGGAAATCCAAATGTAAAGAGAGACGGTGTTCTCCAGGTTTGGTCTCCCGAATTATTACAAGAATATAAGAAGTGTATGACTGACCCCATATACTTCGCAGAAAATTATGTCAAGGTAATTTCACTTGATAGAGGTTTAGTACCGTTTAAACTATATCCCTATCAAAAAAAGATGTTTGGACATTTCAATGACCATCGTTTCTCAATCGTTCTTGCTTGCCGCCAGTCTGGAAAATCAATCTCGGCGTGCGCGTACCTCCTCTGGTATGCGCTCTTCCATCCGGAAAAAACAATTGCGGTTCTTGCGAACAAGGGGGCAACTGCTCGGGAAATGCTATCTCGTATCACGCTCATGCTGGAAAATGTTCCTTTCTTTTTACAGCCAGGTTCGAAGGCACTTAATAAGGGTTCATTAGAGTTTAGTAACAATTCACGTATTATCGCTGCTGCTACTAGTGGCAGCTCTATTCGGGGCATGTCTGTCAACCTACTTTACCTAGATGAGTTTGCATTTGTAGAAAGAGCAAATGAATTTTATACCTCAACATATCCAGTTGTCTCAGCCGGTAAAAACACAAAGGTTATTATTACATCTACTGCTAACGGCATTGGCAACCAATTTCATAAAATCTGGGAAGGTGCAGTACAAAAAATTAATGAATTTATTTCATTTAGAGTCGATTGGTGGGATGTACCAGGAAGAGATGAAGAATGGAAGAAAGAAACTATATCAAACACGAGTCAGCTGCAGTTTGATCAAGAATTCGGCAACACCTTCTTTGGTACAGGTGACACACTTATTAATGCAGAAACTTTATTAGGATTTAGATCTGAACCATATATCAGAACGCTCGAAGGTGGTGATCTTCGAATATAT